TAGCATCTTTACATCTTCTTTGTGAACATATTCATAAAAATATTCAAATAATATGCCACTCATTTTGTATATTTAGTGCAAAAATACCCGAAAAGATATCCGAAAATACCCAAAAAAGTGGGAAAAAGTGGGGGAAAATGGGAAAAAGTGGGGAAAAAAATATCGTATTACAGAGTAAAATAAAAAAAATATCTTTAATATGGACATTTCTAGGTGTAAGTAATATTAAGATGAGTAATAACGATCAGAAAAACCTTCAAGCCCTTTACGAGAACCTTTCACTTGGTGGAGATTCTATGGGTAATTCACCAGACAGCGAAGAGCACAATGAATTTGATTCAAGTGAGGCAATGGAAAGTCCTTCCGCAAGACAAGAACTCCTTAACCACTTCCAGAATGAATTAGATATCCCAGAAGACGTAAATGTTGATGATGTTGTTGAATATCTTACAAACAAAGGCGTTAAGATAAAGCCACAAAATGACGAAGAAGAAAGTGCATTCAAGGATGCACAGCACGATGATCTTTTTGATGGTGATAGTTCATCGATGGATGATGAACTAGGTTTCTAAGAACAGTTATTTTAAAATAACATGGGAAGAATATATCTTCCCCTCATATTCAAATTCATAAACATCCTGACCCCAAAGGTCTTCTGATATGTTTATGAATTTTGTTTTTGACACGGCAATCCATTCACCGTTAACCATAGCATGAGGTTGCTTTTCGTCGTTCATTTATAGTAATTATTGACAAAGACAATAAGAACCAAAAGAATTGCAAGGGTTAGAAATATGCCCATTATGCCTATCATAAAGAGCAATGGAGAAAGCTTGGGGTAGTCTCTCCGACATATGCTCCCAACATATTGAACTCATACCATTCCATAGCCTCTTCACGGGTCATACCACCCTCGATGAGTTTATTTAAAACCGCACCAAGGTCATATAAAACATGGTTTTGCTGACCAAACCTCTCGACAACACCCAAGATACAATCATCATAACCATCCATTGTGAGAGCATCCTCGGTGAGACACTCAATTAGCTCAACCATTTTACTTCTTTCCATTGAAAATTACGTTGTATTTGTCTATGATTCTTTCGTCCATAACAACACTTTTGCTGTGGAAGCGAAGGTTACTCTTGTTATAGTGCCATACTGATCCCTTTTCACGATCTTGGGGAGAGATAATCTCCAAAGGACAGACAGGAAAAACCTCCACGTTCAAGGAATCCCCTTCTGGAGAAACCAGAATGACCGAAGGATTATTAATTGTTATATAGTCCTCGTTTTCATTGAGATACTCCCCAAAGAAAACCGTATTGCTTTTATCGAATATTGTAATGTACATAAAATTTTACTGGGTAATTGGCACAAGTTGATAACCAGCAGGTACACTCGGAGGAGGAGCAGAGGGAGCATAAACCACAGCAGGTACTCCCCCATAATAACCTCCACCACCAAGGATCGCACCACCAGCAGCAAGACCAAAGAGAGTCCATCCCAAGCCATTGGGAATGCCAGTACCATACCAACCCCCATTGTTACATCCTCCATAATAACCACCCCCACCATAATAACCACCCCCACAACCACCACCACCATAGTAACCCCCATAGCCTCTATTTCCCCCACCAGAATAATAGGTAGTTGAGGTTCTATAAACATTGTTGTTAATAGTGGTTCCTCCACCTCTGTAAACAGTGGCATTAGCACCAGTAGATCCCATGTTGTGAACATAAGGATTTGCACGAGAAGTGGAAACAAGAGCACATGCCATTGCTGCCACAATTAGGGTTGTTGTTGTGTTTTTCATATATACTGATAGTAGATTACTTGCGCTTTTTTGTCAAGGGAAGTTTTTTCCTTCTCTTAAAAAAAGGCTTTTCATCAGGGAGTTTTAAAAATTCCTTGCGATGTTTAACATACCATGCAAGATCTTGCTTAGAGTTCATCAAAATTTTCCTTATCATACATAACCACATTTTCCAGCATATTGTTGAAAATAGAAATAACGTTCCTCTTGTATGTCTCCTGTTCGCTATCAGGCTTCTTATCAATGACAACCTGAGCCAGTATTGCCAGAATAGTCGCACACGAATTCTCACTCATCACACGAGTATAATCCACAAATATGTCAGAAGGATATACCTTGTAACGAACCATACCCGATTCATCATCGTGTACATCCACCACATCCATATTAACACTAAAAAGGGGAATACTAAGATCTTGTTTTTCCATATATTTAAGACTAAATCACCCAAGAAAAAAAGTCAATTGAAAAAATACAACACCCTGTTTTAATAGAACATGGTGTGGCATTACCGCAGTTTTAAAAACACTTTAAAAAAATTCAATACAAGGTAATTAAATTACATGAACGAAGAAGAAATAAGAAACAAGATATTAATATTACAGGCGCAGGAAATATCAATTAAAAAAGACATAGAAGAAAGTACAAGTAAATCAAAGATCAATAAGGAGAAACTAATCCTTGTACAGGAAGAAATCCATACCCTAGTAGATCAATACAATAGGGTAAAAAACCCTAGGGCGATTTAATAGAACACCATGTTACACTGACACACCATGTTACAGTACAACAATTAATAAAACCTATAAAGAATGTGTGTCATTAAGAAGAAGAACTCAAAGGTCTTCACATAGCAATAACAAGAGAACTTATTATCTATTAACCCTAAGAAGAATTTCTTTACCTTTTTCATTACAATACAAACTTATCTTTAGAGTAATGATTTTGTTTAAAAAAATAAAAAAAGGATTTTTTGGTTGTGTTCTGGCAACTTTGGCAAACCCAAAAACTTCAGACGAGTTGTTCCAAAGACTTATCTAACAAGAACTAACATCTAAATTTTTAACGACTTCTAACGACTTCTAACGACTTCTAACGACTTCTAACGACTTCTAACGACTTATTAGAATTAGTTTAACCTACAAATTCTTACAAAAACTTGCATAGCAAAATTTTGTAAATTGTTGTAAGGCTTTCTGAAGATTTGCGTAAGACGATAAATATAGTGGATATTTCAGAAATGATTCGCTCCGAGGCGAAAGACTTCTGAAGACATCTGAAGACATTGCAAGTAATTGTAAGATGTTAAAAGACTTTGTAAAATCCTTTGTCTGGGTAACAACGTCTTACGCAAACTTCTGGCGGCACTAGTAATAACGTCTTACGCAAAAATAGGTCAGAAAAATGTTTGACCTGTGGAATGTTTTCTATATTGTGAGAGTCGCTATGAGCCGCAAACACCACTCCAAAGAGTTTGATTCCCTTATTGATCTTGCTATCAGTAGGGGGATCAGAATAGTCCGTAAGGGTAACAAGTTCTCCTTGTTCCCTTCCGATCCAACCAAACCATTCCATCTCTTCCACAGGGGGGATTTGGGAGTCAAACCTCTTCGCCAATGGCTGAAGAACAACTAAAAGCTAGACACATGACAACACCAACACCAAGAGAAGTAAAAGTAGTAGACCTAACCGATCTAGTCCCTGCGGAATGGGATTGGTTCTGGGATATGCTAGGGAGTGCAAATCCAGATTTCTCCTATGGGGATAACAATCTGACTCTGATAGCAGGGGAGAGATTCGCTCGTTTCATTGACGATGCTTATGAGTGGTTCTCTTCTGGTATTAACGATGAGGATGGGGAGGAAATAGATACTTGCACCAAGGAGGAATGGAAAGCATTTGTCGATATGCTGTGGGATCTCAACAAAGAGCAAATCTACATCAACCTAGAACCCTAAACCTATGAAGAAAACATACAAAGTCGAAGTCACTCGCACAACCTATGATTCCATGTCTTTTGATGTGGAGGCAAACAACGAAGAGGAGGCATACGATAATGCCATTGAAATCGCTATGGAGGCACTATGGGGATCTGGCAATGCTGAATACGAGGTTGAAACCTTGGAAGAAGTAGAGGAGGACGAGGCATGAGCAGTTACCTAATGGACTTCCAGAGGACTTCCATCCCTAAAACAATAAAAACAATACTATTGACATTCTAACGCACCTAGTGCATAATATATAAATGATCTGGAGAGCTAAAAATGTAATGAAAACGGAATCCGTCTGGCACAAGCTAGACAAGGAAACCAAGTATGATCTTCTTAACCTTTCACAAAAGGAGAGGGAAGAGATTGCAACCTGTCGTGCCAAGAGACTTGACAAGAGAGCAAAGGCAAGGGGCATATCCATGAACAAGGATGGTTCTTTTGTAGGATAATTTTTCAATACAAACAAAAGGAGGTGAAATAATAATGACCAATAACACAATCGTAGTTAAAGATTTCTCGTATATCGGGGGATTCAATACTCTTCCAACTGATGTGAAGAAGGCAGTAGTCATGGAGGAGATCAATACTTCTCGGTATAGCCTTCTTGGAGCAGTCAATCAGTTTGGCAAGATGAAGCTCATGTGCCGCTATCACAATCGTCGTGACAGCCTCGGTAAGTGGACTTGTAATAGGAAGAAGAAATAAGCAACAATTCGGTTGCAAGAGCAAACCCCAATCACCTCGCTCGGTGGTTGGGGTTTTTTTTGTTTTTTACATTACTTTCAAAAACAATGTAAGAAACCAAACCAACAAAAATTCTAAACATTTGCGTTCTATCCGCCGCTGCGTAAGACGTTGTTAGTATTATATGACTACTTTCAAGGTCTTACGCAAGGTAACTGGACATCTAATAACAGCGTCTTACGCAAAAGTTGGTGAAAATTTTTGTTGCATGGGGAATGGTTTTGTATATTGTCATCTTCAACACCAACCAAACAACCCATGAAACTACTCGACACACCTAATCAAATCGAACAGATCGGAAACATCACCGAGACTTCCTCCTTCAAGATGAAGTCCTCTCGTAAAGCCTTCCAGATCCTCTCTGACCTCTACTCCGATAAGCCTCTGGCAATCGTTAGGGAGTTGGGATGCAACGCTAATGACTCAATGGTTGCCTCTGGTAAGAAGGATCAACCTTTCCATATTCACCTTCCCAACTCTCTTGAGCCTTGGATCACCATTCAAGACTTTGGAACAGGGATCTCTCACCAGAACATCTACGACATTTACTCCACCTACTTTGAGTCCACAAAGACCAACACCAACGATCAGATTGGATGCTTGGGTCTTGGGTCAAAGTCTCCCTTCTGTTATACGGACAACTTCTCTGTCACCTCTATCCATGATGGAGTCAAGAGAATCTACAATGCCTACTTTGCTCAAGATGGCAACCCTACGATTGCTCTGATGAGTCAGGAGAACACTAGCGAGTCAAACGGAGTTGCTGTCCAGATCCCTGTCAAGGAGAAAGACTTCAATGAGTTTATCAAATCAGTCCAGAAAGCATTTCGTTTCTTCGATGTCAAGCCAACTACCTCTGGTGGAGTGTGCTATTGGTCAGAGGAGAAACCTATGTTCTCTGGTGAGGATTGGATGTTCTTGGATTCCTCTACACAATGGGAGGCATTTGCAATCATGGGTGGAGTCACCTATCCTATCGACCACTACAAGGTTGCTGACAAGTATAACCAGATTGTTCGCAAGGGTGTGGTTCTCAAGTTTGCTATGGGTGAGTTGGACTTTGCTCCAAGTCGTGAGCATCTCTCCTATGACGATGCCACTATCAAGGCTATCAATGACAAGATGGAAAAAGTCTTGACAGAGATCAAACACAAGGCAAAGGATCAGATCGTATCCAAGGATAATATCCTTGACAGCATCAGGGCATTAGGAGCTTTCCAAGAGAGGTTCTCCTTCTATGGCAACCAAGCATTTGAGATGAAGGATGTCGTGTATAAAGGTTACGACATCAGTGAACCCCACAAGTTTGTCAAGGATATTCTCAAGACTTCTATTCAGTCCTTCTCTCGCTACTCATACAGGAAGCAGGTGAACACCAGCACATCCTTCAGCTTCGATAAGAAGTTTGAATGGTATTACGATGATGGAGGATGTAAGAATCCATTTGCTCGTATCAAGATGCTCATTCGTGATACAAGTGATACCTGTGCTATCTTGTTCACCCAAGAACAGAAGCAGTCCATGTTGGAGGTTGGTTTCCCCGATGTATTCAAATCTGCTTCCTCTTTGCCTTCTCCTACTGCCAAGAGGAAGCTCAAGAACGGAACAATCGTTATCAAGGCTAAAGAGGACATCACTTGCTACGAGATTGGGGCTACCTACAATGTCTCTTGGGAGTCAAGGACAATCGAACCATCATGCACAAATATCCCCAAGTATTATATTCTCAAGGGAAAGACATGGGAGTTGAATGTCAAGCTCAATAATCTTCGCCTGATCCAAGACAAGGATCGCCTTCGCACCTATTGTCAAGCATTTACTATCAATATCAATGAGGTTGTTCTTGTCACCGAGAAGGAGGCAAAGAAGCTCAAGGCAAGGGGAAGTCAAGACTTCATTGAATGGTTCAACAGGGAGCATGACCTTACTTGGGTTGACATGGAGGAGGTAGGGGTTATATCGTCTTACGCAAGGCACAGGATCAATGACATTGTTGCTCATAAAGAGTATAAAGACCTTGATGACTCCAACCTCATTAAGCAGATGCTTGTCAAGCTCAAGTCACTTGGTAATAAGTATGAGAAAGTCCAGAATGTTCTTCCCTTCTTGGATCAAAAGGTTATGGGAGATACTTTCAAGATGGCAGATAAAGCACTTGACTTCCTTCTCTCTAATCTGTTAGGTTCTTATGGAGACGATCAACAGATGTATCTTCTCCTCGCAAAGAAACTAGAAAAATAAGTATTGACAACCCAAACAAAACAAAGTAGTATCACTATATGAATAACACCAACAATGCAGTCACCATTACAGGACAGGGAAAAATCTCTGCTTGTATCAACGGGGCAATCTACACGATTGACCAAACTCACCCAAACTACACCAAAGCTCTTGATGCTGTCAAAGCACAGAATTGGGATGCTTTCCTTGATGCAGTCGATCTGTCTCGTAAGGTGAGGGACTTCGTTCTCAACACCGATGTCCAGATCCTTGATGGCATCATCGTCTATAAGGGAGAACCAGTTCACAATACTCTCACCAAGAGGGTGATCTCCTTCATGCAACAGGACTTGCCATTCAAGCCTTTGCTCAATTTCCTCTACAACTTGATGGAGAACTCCTCCTATCGTGCAGTCAATGAGTTGTATGACTTCCTTGATGTTGGAGAGTTGCCTATCACCGAGGATGGATTCTTCCTCGCCTTCAAGAATGTTCGTGCTGACTACAAGGACATTCACTCTGGATCATTTGACAACTCTGTTGGCAAGGTGTGTGAGATGCCTCGCTACAAGGTGGATGAGGACAAGGATCGCACTTGCTCTTATGGTTTGCACTTCTGCTCCATCAAGTATCTCCCTCACTTCTCTGACAGCAACGGAGGCAAGACCATGATCGTCAAGATCAATCCCAAGGATGTAGTTGCTATCCCTGCTGACTACAACAACACCAAGGGTCGCACTTGCAAGTATGAGGTGATCGCTGAATACACCGAGAATTGGAGGGAGAAGTTGGGTCGTGGAGAGAACGGATTCGACTCCGATCTCTACTCCTCCGATGGTGGAGACTACGAGGACAAGGACAACGATGAGCCAGCACTCTGCACTATCTGTGGAACTGATCTCACTAACACTTATGATGACTACGAGAAATCTCGTTGTGGGTCATGCAGGGATGTTGAAGATGCTGGTCTTTGTGATGAGCCAACCTTCAATGATTACCTTGACAAGAAGTGTGGATACACTCAAACCGAGGAGACAACTTGTTGTGGTGGATCTTGTCACTCTGATGACAACCAGTATGGCAAGAAGCCAGATGGATCTCTCTTCCACAACTTGAGGGATGCCCTTGGTAAATTCACAAAGAAGAACTAATACAATGTCAACAATAATTGATGAAGATGGAGAGCAACTTCTGACAAACACCCAGATGATTGTCAAGAAGATCAAGGAAGCAAAAAACATCCAAGGTTATACTCTCGATGAAGCAGGAAACAAAGTTTTCGATATTGAAGTCGATTACTGGAACGGAGATGCAACCTACGATGAAGGTCTACCAGACATTGTTATCGGTGGAAACAAAGCAGTCATTTTCTACGATGAGTTGGAGAATGCACTAATCACCAATGACAATCGCCTGATTGTTGGAAACCTTTATGAGTTCCTACTCTCCTAACTATGTCTTACGCATACAGGGTTCATCTTCCAAAGAGCAACCCTTGGGCGGAAGATGAGAGTTGGGTTGAATCTCTAATCACTTCAAAGGATGATTACTATTCTCCAAAAAGGGGGATCTTTGAACCAACAGATGACTTGTTCGGAAACAATGGAACAGACAATAAAAACATTCCTATTGGTTCAGAACTCCATGACATTCCAATAGAACTTTAGAACCTTCGCCCTTGTAGCTCAATGGTCAGAGCAGTCGGCTCATAACTGATTGGTTGGGGGTTCGAATCCCTCCGAGGGCAGTCAATATGCTTTCATCGTTCAACGGATAGGACTGATCTCTTCTAAAGATCAAATGTAGGTTCGATTCCTACTGAAAGCACCATTGACAATAAATTAAAAAATCTTTACAATAGACAAATGAATACTGCAAGACATATCTCTAGTCAAATGTCTCAGGAGTTCGTTGTCGAACTTAAAAATGAATACAAAGGTAAGTATAGGGTTTTTCTGGTTGGTGAACACCTTTTTGCTTTTTTTGATGCGCCTATACTCCTTCAGGTATTGAACGAGGATATTTTGGCATTGCTTAAAAATACAATTTATCCAAAGATATAAGGATACCGATGGGATCGTAGCTCAATGGTAGAGCAGTTCGCTTTTAACGAATTGGTTTCGAGTTCGAGTCTCGACGATCCCACAATTTTAACCCGTCGATTTCGACGGGTTTTTTTGTGCCTCGAAAGGTTCCCGCAGCCGCAGCCCGTAAACTGCGTAAGACGTTGTTATTTAAATATATTTTACTTTCAACGTCTTACGCAAAGGTTGGTGCAGAAAGTTCTTGGCATATTTCCAAACCAAACCAAACTACTACCAATGAAACACATCAGAGTTACACCAGAGAAAGATTCTGGTATCAAAGACAACAACAACTGCACCATCTGTGCATTGTCCACATCTGCTGGCATTCCCTATAATGAAGCTTTTGAAATAGGAAAAGCCGCAGGAAGAAAAACTGGTCGTGGATTTCATACCGAAAAATTAGCCTTGACAGCAAAGAAGCATGGTATCAGTCTTCGCAAGATGAAACACAAACCTATAACCATCCAAAAATTCCTTGAAAGATACCCAACTGGTCGCTACTTGGTTCGTCGTCGTGGTCATGCCTTTGCTATCATTGATGGCATCATATACGACCATCTGACAAATACTCCTCTCCAGAGAATTACAGATAGTTGGAAAGTCGAATCAAAAAGACTTGACACAATCAAAGCAATCGCTAGTTTCTAATACCTATGATCACACCAACCACCATCACCAACTATAATCGCACCGAAGCTGAACTGGAAGAGTTCCTTATGTTCGCAATCCTCGTTGCTGGCAAAGGAGCAGAGCAACAGGCAAGGAAGCTAGATGCTTTCCTCAAACATTGTATGCATAAGGAGAAAGGCAAACCCTTTGCTCTTATTTCTCGTCTGTCTAGCATGGGGTGGCTTGAGATCCAGATGAAGGAGTTTAAGCTAGGTCAATACAAAAGGATCGGTCATGCATTCAAGGAGATCCTCAAGTTCAAAGGTCGTTTGTCCAAGGTCACCATCGAACAACTGGAGAGCATCAAAGGTATCGGATCAAAGACTGCTCGTTTCTTTATCCTTCACTCTCGACCAGATGCCAATGTTGCTGTGCTTGATACACACATCTTGAAGTGGATGAGTGAGAAGGGATATAAGAGTATTCCTAAAGCAACTCCTCCGAAAAAGAAATACGCAGAGATTGAGAAGTTGTTCTTGCAAGAAGCAATTATTCACCAGATGACTCCTGCCGATTTGGATTTGACGATCTGGAAGTCTTACGCTACAAAGAAATCCAAAGATTGATATTGACACCAAACCCAAAAACAATCATACTATAAGTCCAATGAAAGATCCAATCACACTACTACTTCGTTTCTTCGGAAAGGAAGTCAACCCAAAGAATTCTCTCATCTTCATGCATATCATGGAGACGACTCACAGCAACTGGCACACTCGTTTGTTTAACAATAACCAGATCGGAAATTACAAATACAATCTTTACTAATAGTCAAAGATTCTTGACAAATCATTAAAAACCTATAATATAAATTTGGTGGTATCTATTGAGAGTAGTGGCTCAATAGAGTTCATAGGGAAGTCCTCCCTCTCTTAGTGGTTCAAGAGAGGGGGGCAACCTAGAAACCATCTCAACAAAAAAACAAATGCAAAAACATATTCCAACTCTTACCATCCTTTTCTTCACAGAACACAATCTTTATGGATACGAATACGATGATGTTCAAGGTCTTACGCAAACCGAGTATGGTTTCCTTTCTTTGGATTCCTGCCTTGGAAGTGCCTTCAAACACTTGAAGACTTTCCTCGTCTTACCCGAAATCGAGAACAGATAATGCTTGTCCTATTGCTGTTGTTTGTAGTAGGTTGCTATTACAACAAATACGGATCACTATGAAAGAACCCAAACCCACCAAACCAAAGAAACCCAAGAAAGTTTCTAGAGACTCAACGCATTACCTTATCCATGTGTATAGTGATAAGGAAATGCTTCAGCACTTATACTCGACAGGAGATATTCCCAAGGACAAAAAGAAAGCACTTGACTTGATGAAGGATCTCTATACAACTGATCTGATGCACAGCAGGTATTACTTCTATGAACTAGTAGAGCAATCCTTCAAATCAATCGACACCCTACCCAACAACAAATGAAAGACAATACGAGACTATCATGATAACCTTCACCAGCAAACCAGCACAAGGAAACCTTGCTAAACATTTTAGCGAGGAGAACAGATGGTTTAATGTGAACATCTCTCCGTCTGTTACATCTAATCTTAACGAGGAATGGTATCAGATTATTGACTCTAGAAAGAGTTGGAAGAACAATAACAAGTGGACTCGCATTATCAAGAGAGATATGGTGAGAATCAATTTCGCAAAGAAAAACCAAATGACTCCCTTTGATCGTGAAGTGGAGATCTTTATCAATCAAACCTACCCAATACCAACAGAATGAGAATACATAGCAGAAGAATCTCCCACGAATTTATTGATGATCCTTTGCATGAACAAAGATCTGTTCATTGGACAATCATCTTTGAAGATGGTGAACTTCCTTCCAAGGAATTGGAAAGATTTAAAAGAACCGAAGTTCACCAACATATTGGTAAGTTCGGAATCAATCATTATTTCCAAGGTAGAAGAACTATCCAGTTTCGTCCAGAGCATTGCAAAGATAAAGTCAAGAATAAAATAATCCAGATGATTACAGATTTTCTTCTTGCCAATGACCAACCTTTAATCATACCATTCAATACTCCAAAACAACCAACCCAATAACACTATGCCTAACCATTGCACCAACCTCCTTTCCTGCACTAGTGGAAAGACCATCGGATCAATCATCAAACCTTATCTTACAGATGATGGCAAGAGTATTGACTTCAACAAGATCCTCCCCATGCCAGAAGGAATCCTAAAGACTTGTTACTCATCTTCCGTTGAAGAGATCACCAAGGAAAGGACACCAGAAGAAGTAGAAGCAAGACAGAAAGCACATGATCTTTTACAAGAGCAGAATGAAAAGGATTATGGATTCAAATCTTGGTATGATTGGAGTGTTGCCAACTGGGACACCAAATGGAATGCATACTCTTGTTATACCTTGGAAGATGGTTTCAACGAGATTGATGATCTTTCAGACGTTGGATTTCAAACGGCATGGAGTCCTCCGATTAATGTCATCAGAGAACTTGCAAAGCTTACGGGTGAGTCCCTTCGTATGAGTTACTACGATGAGGGTTGGATGTTCGGAGGAGAATACTTTGTCAATGCAGATGGATCAGAGAGTGACAACTGCTATGATGATATTGATGATTGCCCAGAACATTTGAAGGAGGAGTTGGATGTCCAGTATTTCCTTGACTGCCAAGAGGAAAACGAGGATGATGAATAATGACAGAACTCCAATACAAAGATCTCACGAGGAAAGCAATGATTCGTGAATACTTTCATCTACAAACAAAAACAATAAATATAATCGATACAGCAAATGAACTCTATGAATACATTGAGAGAGTTTACGTCAACGATCCTGATCTACAGGAGTTGCTTGACAAGTTTGACAATGTTGTGGACAATACAAAGATATGACAAAACAACAAACCCAGAAGATCAAGAATCTATTGGATGCCCTCCATGAAGAAGAGAACTGGTCAAAGTATCCAATGCTTGTAGTATTGGGTTCTTTACTCATCTCCTTCTCTGTGGGTAAAGATATCAAAGCTCTCAATACAAACTAAAGTTCAAATGCAAAGTGTGTTTTAATAGAACATGGTGCGGCATTACCACAAAAAAACAAACCCAACCAATAATACACTAAATGAAAATCAAAACCAGTATCATTATGGATATAGGATACCAAGAAAAAAAAGATCTTGTCATCGAAATCTCCGAAGAATTTGATGAATATACAAACTTCAACATTAGGCATGATGATGAAAGGTTTGAACACGCACTATCAGTTCCAAATAATAAACTAAAGGAATTGGTAGAGGCAATCCAACACCACATCAAGATCCACGGATTATGACACACCCAAACCCAAATACCAAATCATATGTCCGTGGTTTCAACGATGGGTATATCCAAGGAGTAGAGAATAATCCTTACGATGGAGAAAAGAATGCCATCTCCCACATTCAATACAAGTGGGGTTATGATGCAGGAGTAGCAACTTATTGCAGGGAAAAACATCCAGAAGACGAAAATGCATAGAAGAAAAACAACATAAACTCCTAGTCGGTAGGAGTTTGCCTTACCCCTTGAATACATATTCCCTATTCAAGGGGTTTTTCTTTGCCTTATGAGTAAGAATTCGTCTTACTACGGGCAACCCCAGACCTGTGCGTAAGACGTTGTTATTTATAAATATCCTACTATCAACGTCTTACGCATAAAGGATTCCCCCGTAGGGGGAATCCTTCTGGGGGATTCTAGGATTGGAGTATTAGCGTCTTACGCAAAGATTCCGAAGATTTTTCTTGCACCCTCCAACGACTTTGCTATGTTGATGCCCTATGACAACCACTACCTTAAAAACTGCCAAGCAAGCGGAGGCAATCGTTCACACCCTGTCGGCACCTTCAAAAATGCCAGGCTACTCATACAACACCCCTGCTTTTCGTTGCAAGATCGGAAGCATCCTACGCAAAATCGTCGGTTCGGTTTGCGAGAAGTGTTATGCTTGCAAGGGGCGTTACATATTCCAGAATGTCATTGAAGCTATGGAAAAGCGTTTTGCCTCCCTTTTAGATCCTAGGTGGACGGAGGCAATCACCTTTCTGATTTCCAAGAAAGAGAAAAGCGGATTCTTTCGCTGGCACGATAGCGGAGACTTGCAAGGCACTTGGCACTTGGAAAAGATTTGCCAAGTGGCAAAGAATCTTCCCTTTATCAAGTTCTGGCTTCCTACTAGGGAATACTCCATCGTCAGCGACTACATAGAGAAAGAGGGAAACACTATCCCAGAAAATCTCTGCATTCGTCTCTCTGCTCTTATGATTGACGGAAAGACACCCGATGCAATCGCAAAAAGACTAGGCGTTCAAGTGTCGGGCGTTTCCTCTGCTGTTGGTTATACCTGCCCTGCACCCTCACAAGGGAATGTCTGCGGATCATGTCGAGCCTGTTGGGATAAGAATGTCTACCTAGTGAATTACAAGCAACACTAGACTCCCAGCGTCTTACGCAACCCTCACCGAGAAATCGGTGGGGGTTTTTTTGTGCCTTCATCCAATCCTGAAACCTAACCCTGAACCCGTCCGTGCCTCCTGAAACTGCGTAAGACGCTGTTATTCGGACATCTTTTTACTTTCAACGTCTTACGCAAAGATTCCGAAGGTTTTTCTTGCACCTTGGGAATTGATCCACTACATTCACTATATCGAAAGCGACTCAACCCATCACCTACGAGGGGCAGGAGCAATCGAACAACTGGAGACATCACCTACGATGAAATCAGAAGCAGTCATGTCGGTAGTCGGTTCACTCACTGGACAGCATGTTCATGTTGAGTTCAAGTCGGAGAGCAAGCCAGCCAAAGAGTTCAAGGGGCATACCCTTGAGAAGATCACCTCTGGGGCGTTTCGTGCAGGGATTGATTATGCCAATCTCTCTGAAGTGAAGGAGGCAATCGCTCGTGGGGAGAGGGGGGAAGTTGAGCCTCTTCCTTGGGGAACATGGGCAAAGTTCCCTTTCCACATCACGCACAAGGAGAAGGATTACCTTCGCCTCTACCCAGCAACAGGGGGCGTGATCCAAGCACCCAAGGTGACATACCTTGTGGATGGCAAGGAGGTTGCCAAGGAGGAGTATCAGGGGATGCTCACCGAGAGCAACAAGAAACCCAACCCGAAACCTTGTTTCGTGGTTCAGATGGATAACATCATCTCCATAGGCTAGACCCTACTAGCGTCTTACGCAAAGACCCTCACCGAAAGGTGGGGGTTTTTTTTTGTGTCTCGATCAAACTCGATGACTCGACACCCAAACCCGTCCGCCCTCGATGGCTGCGTAAGACGCTGTTATCTGGACATCTATTTACTTTCAACGTCTTACGCAAAGAATCTATTCCTAGCTGAAAGATTTTTCTTGCAGATGGATTTGTTTTCCCTATTATCAGCAATACAGAAGAGTCAACTGACCAAACCGACACCCACAACGATGGCACACATGATTGAAGACACAGACATACAGGTAGGAATCGAACAAGCATGGCACGGACTCACCAAGGTCAAGCCCGAAATCAAACTCGACGAGGATTGCGAAATCTCCTATCCCATGATCACCCTCCCTCTCACCTATAAGGTCGGAGAGAATGAAGTGGAGACTCCCTTCAAACAGATTGTCTCTCTAGATAATGGTCTGCCCATTGGCAATCCAGTGAGTGACAAGTATTGTCTCATCACCAACGAACAGGTTCTATCCATGATCAAGGATGCACTCATTGGAACCCAGAACAAGGTAGTTTCCTTGGGAAGCGTCTGCTCTCGTTCAAAGGTATTTGTTTCCATCAAACTCTCCGACAACATTGTTGCAGGGAACAGAGAGCATGAGAATATGCTCAACATTACTTGGGGTCATGGTGGTATCTCTGCTCTGATTGCCAACTCTGGTCTCACCTGCATCGTGTGTCAGAACACCCTCACCCTTGCACTCTCTCGTAAAGGAGAGTTCAACATGAGAATCAAGCACACAAAGAATGCCGCAAACAGATTGGATGGCATGAGTGAGGCAATCGACAGGCACTATGGAGTGACAAGAGAGTTCCAAATGGCAATGGACTCTATGGAAAGCATGGATTGTGAAGAGGAGACAGCAAGGAAAATCACCTTCGGTATCCTCACTCCTCCAACCTTTGAAGCAGATACAAAGGTTTCAACTCGCACTATCAACATGGTGGACAGGGTAGTGGATCTCTATAAGACAGGCAAAGGCAACAGGGGAAAGACTATGGCTGATCTCTTCAGTGGAGCAACCGATTACTTCTCCCATGAATCCTCTGGGGGAGACAAGAATCCTTGGAAGCAATATGTTTCCAGTGAGTTCGGTTCTGCTAGTGAGAGCAAGAGGGATTGGTTCTCCATTCTCACCGATGACAAGGAAACCAACAGAGTCAAAGCAAGGGGTGAACAGATTCTTCTAGTGGCATAGACTAACCTCCAACCCTTCAGCAAGAGCCTTCCATCCTTCGGGGTGGGAGGCTTTTGTTTTTATAGCACACCTTGAAAAAACAAAACAGGGTGTCGCATTACCACGAGTGTCCACCCGCAGCGGGGTGCTGCCACGTGCGTAAGACGCTGTTATTAGCAAATTATTTACTATCAACGTCTTACGCAAAGATTGAAAAGATTTCTGAAGATTTCTCTTGCACTCCAACAGGCTTGTTGTATTCTCTTAATCGTAATCAACAACCACTATGAAAACACTCAAACCAAAACGCTTCTTCTTCCACTACTACAAGGCAGAGTCCGTCAAGCAAGGTCGCAATGTCCTTACCATGCACTGGGAGAAGGTCTGTCATATCGTCCACCATGTCAAGACTCATGGAGTGGATATTGAAACTCACGCACAGAAACGCCAACCTCGTTGCATCATGAGGGGGTTTGCAAAGGAGATCATGTTTGAACACAAGATCAATAACAACAAGGTGACAGAGACCACAGCACACCTTTACTAATTTACTCGTAGTGGGGTGATAGCAAGAACCCTCATCCTAGAAATAGGGTGAGGGTTTCCCCACAACAGCGTGTTACAATAACACATGGTGTCGCATTACGATGCGTAAGACGATAACACTTACAGCGTCTTACGCAACCTCTTGCCCAAAAAGGTTTTAGCGTCTTACGCAAAGATTCTTCAGAAAGTTCTTGCCCTGCCCAGAGACCCTGCTAGATTGATGTCTGTGAGGCACAACCTCCTCACCACCCACTACCATGACAAAGCAAACCATCCTGTTCCACATCGCCTGTCGCAACATCTGCCAGATGTCGCCAGAACTGGAAACCAAGGTCTACAATGAGATCGAAGATTGGTGCAACGGAGACGGACAAAACCCCAACCTGACCAAGGAGCATTACCTCCAGATGTATTGGGATCAACATGGTGCGCCCCTTCCTTGGGAGACCGAGTCGGAAGTCACATGGGTCGATCTGGTCAAGGATCTGGTCGAGTCACTTAACTAACATCACCAACTAACTTCCAAGAAACCCTCACCGAAAGGTGGGGGTTTTTTTGTGTCTTTTTCGGATGTTAGGCGACCCCCCAGACTGCTGCGTAAGACGCTAATACCCAGTAATGTTTTGGATATCAACGTCTTACGCAAAAGATTTCTGGTTATGATTCAGCGTCTTACGCATTGAAAATCCTTGGAGCTATCAGCGTCTTACGCAAAAGATCCCAAACTTTTTTCTTGCCCTGCCTCACACTTTCCTGCATAGTCCAATTCGTGAGAAACAACCCTCTCACCTCCACTAAAATGAACCAATACAACAACAACACCATCAATGATTCCATCCTCAACTGGAACATGGGTGGCAAGCGAAGGAACTACAATCTCTTCGGAGATCCAAACGCACGAATCATCGTCACTGCCAAGACAGGCGTGAGCGAACTGGGAACTGCATACATCACCCTTCAACAGGGAAACAACAAGCGAGTTATCTGCCCTATGGACAATAACACCTTTGTCTGCGTCACGAACCTCTTCAAGGCTTCGGGTGTGCGAGTAGTCGGGTATGCCCATCACGAGGGAGGATACGCATTCATCGTCCCATACAAGTATATGGCTCAACTGGAACACCTCCTCGGAGTCGCCTAAAACTTTTAGTAGAGGGGGAACCCCTACTGCTCTTCGGAGTGGTAGGGGTTTTTTTCGTGCCTCGACACCAAATCCGTCAGCAACA